GCAAGCCATCATTTGTTCCACCAACGATTTCAGCCTTAAAGTCAGGACTGCTGGTGCCGATGCCCACTCTGCCACTGCTGTCGATGCGCATACGTTCTGAGCCAGCAGTATGAAGGCGCATACTGTCGTTGTTGTGGTCGTAGTGAACCCGACCCCGGTCATCGCTTGCGCTGTCGCCGAACAAGATTGTGGTTGATGATGTTGTCACGCCAGTTGTGATAAACACATTGGCATCGCCGCCTGATTTATGCACCTCAAGGGGGCCAGCAGGGTTGCTGGTGCCGATGCCCCAATTTTGAGTGCCAATTACGCCAACCCCTGTGCTGTCTTTGCGGAACTCAATTATACTGCCGTCAGTGCTACGGCGAGAGAAAATGCTTCTGTTGCTTGTGGCGGCACTAAATATCGAACCACCCGCAAAAGCACCAAAGCCGTTGTAAGTGCCTATAGTTCCACCACCTGTAGTCGTCCCAACCAGCAGATTGCCACTGCTGTCGATACGCATACGTTCTGGGCCGTCAGCGTGAAAATTCATATTCCCGCCGTTGTCGTAATATATATATCCGTTTGTTTTTGTTGTGTTACCAAACCTGATACCACCAACATTTCCATTTCCAAGCGCGTAAAATTGATTGAACGATGAACCTACTGTATCGGTTGCAACGCTAATGCCTGTCGTATTAGTTCCTGTGGCGGTGGTGGCGAGTTTGGTGGCGTTGTCGTAGCGAAGCTGAACTTCAGCATTATTATTGCCAAGGATATATAGTTCAGACCCATCAGCATTACCGAGACGCAAGTTGTTTCCGTAGATTAGTAAGTCGCCACTGCCGCTTTCTTTAATAATTCCGTGTGTACCATCGGAGAAAATCTGCAAGTCAGAGCCAGCACCGAAGGTGGCCTTGACATTATCACTGAACGACAAGTCTCCCGATGTCTTGGTATCTGCCGCATCGCTACGAAGGAACGAGGTGCTGTCGATGTTGTCAAGAAGTGCTGCGTTGGATGCCGTGCCTGTCAGAGGTCCTGTGAACCCTGCTGCAGTAATCGTTGTTGTCGAATCAATCTTTGCACCAGTTACAGCATCGTCGGCAAGACCAGCCGTGTCAATCTTCGGACCTTCACCTGTCGTACCATCGTGGCTGTGACCCGTACTTGCGTTAAACGCTGCCTGAACTGCGTCAAACTCGCCATCAAGGTCAGAGGCGTTGATCACGTTTCCGTCTGCAATATTGTTAGCTGAGTCGTTTCTGGTATAACCCGTTCCCATATTTCCTATCTCCTTCCATACGTGCCAAATTCAAGAGTGGCGGCATCGATGGTAAACACTGCGTCTGTGCCTGTTCCTGTTGTCTCGTATAAAATCGACACGGTTGAACCAGAGCCGATTGCTTGAACATCAAATATAGCCTTTTGTTTAGAACCAAATAATGATGTTCCGTAGATACCTGATCCAAAAGTGATCGATGCTCCTGCATCACTGCTTAGTATAGAATCAGGTTGTATAGCGGCGGGTTGATCAAAATCAAACTTGAGTGAAAACTCGAGATTAAAATCCCCATTCACATCTAAAAATGTCGTCCCTTTATAAATTGTTTTACGCACATTTGGATCATTTAAAGGCACGAACGGAGTTGCAAAGGTTGCTTGAATATGTGTCCCGTCAAGCGTGTTACCTTGTTCCATTTGATACACATAGCCATCAGATGCTCCAAAGTAAATACGTTCTGCAAAACCGTCATATTCACTAAATATAACAGAAGCATTGATACCCCGCAGATCGTTCCATGAAATACCTTCTTGTAACTGCGTACCTGCAACTCCTTTAGCTGCAGCATTTGTAAATGACGAATTGAAACCAAACAGACGATATTGACTTTTTTCTCTAATGACTGTACTGCTAAAGCCGCCGGGGCTAGATGAAATAAGATCAGTCGTTTCAGTCTGAATAGGTTTTGAAATAACTGCTAAACTAAAATCCCCAAAACGATCAGTTGCGGAAAATGAACGTAGACCATCAGGCCCTAAAAAAACAATGTCACCGCCAATTTCTTGAATAGTGTCTTCTGCAACACATCCTAAGTCTCGTGAAACAGGTTGCAGTTGAAAATCAGCTACGCTATTTCCAGCAATACGACTTATGGTATTTTCACTGAAAACGATAAGCTGATCACGAAAAACAACTAAACCAGTAACAGTATCGGCTATGTTTATTATACCACCGCCGTTAGCAGTTGTAAAGTCATCATCCTCATACGGAGCAGAAAAAATTAGTTTCTCACCATTTGCAAGAAATACGTGATTTTTAAAATTTACAATGTGACTGGAGCCAGAAGTGTCAGAGGGTAACGAAGACAGTTGTGCAAAAGTTGTCCCATCAAAACGAAAGGGTTTACCAGTCCCATCAACAAGCAGCAGTTTTTCTGTTCCGTCAAAATTGTACTTCAGGAAACGTACCTTACCTGAACCACCAATTGTAACACCTGCACTGTTGAACGTTGCATTATCACTTATCTGTGTCCATCCTGAACCACTAGACCTAAATATGTCGTTTCCTCGTACAGCATACACTTGATCACTGTATCTGTGTATGCCTCTGATAAGACCTGTATTTGATAGGGCATTGCTATCAAATTTAACGTATCCTTCGATACGGCGATACCCACCAAACACGGAAGGCTCAAAGTTACGTAGAATACGAGCAGAACCGGGAGCCTGTATACCCTGTTGAAATGGGGACAAGTTGGTAATTAAACCCCCCTTAAATTCAAAGGGGTATGTTTGCCATCTATCTGGCATCAGATTGCCCTTGCATAAACGTTTTCATTAACGAGAAGAGTCCGCATTTGTTTCAACCCATCTTCAAATTTGCGAAGGGCGATACTGGCGGACTCTAAATTATCTCTAAACATGTAAGCATGATACATCGCACCGTCTACAATTACGTGCTTAAAGCGAAAAGGAATAGTCGGCACATCATTGTGATTTTCTAAATCTGCGGGAAACATGAAAAATTCGTATTCAATCGTGTAGGCTTTGTCAGGCATAGGTGCAAAAATAATATCCCCGTCCTGAGAGCGAGCAACACATTCAGGTGCTTTACCTTTTGTCGTGTCTGTTTCGTATTCTTGATCGATAAAGATATCAATGTATTCGTCGTAGCTTACCTGCTTCAAACGTTTTCCTGAAACACCTAATGTTGTATTACGAACCAGACGAACAGTATCAAAATCAGTATACTTTGCATTTTCAGGCAGGGGATATCGCATTTCACCTGCTGTTAAAGTAATATCATCAGTGTTATGGTTAAAAGGCCAGTTGAAGTGTTTCTGATTAACATCTCTAATAGAGGCGTTAATAGAATCTTTAATTTGTCCATAAAAACCTGTTGCTGATGCAAAATTAGTCGTAGTAAGTTCTGGCTCGTTGAGGCGGCGGCAAACTTCATTAGATAGGCCAAGGTAATCATACGCCATTAGTTTTTCTCCACTACCCTAATACGAACTTCTTGTTCACGGACTGTTGCGTCACTAGCAGTCATACGGCAAACAATTTTGTACGTTGTAAAAGCTGTGCCGCTTCCTAGATAAATCGTTGCAACTGTAGTAGTATTGGTTCGACTAATTAATTGCAATCCATTTACTGTCTGTCCATTTGACCATGTTTGTAGAGTACCATTTTCGTCGAAGATTTTCCAAATAACTGATGATATAGTATCACTACCAAGAGCGGGACTCCAGTTGATAGAATAGTCTAACTGATCATCGGGGTCTTTATCAGGCCATTTGAGAGCCATTACGCTGCCTTTCTATTTGGAATTGGTAACACTGTGACTACACGAGTTCTATCAAACGCATCTGCTGCTGCACTTGTATTTACAGTTTTAAGTCTAAAGGCATTTGGTGTAACAAAAACAACGTTCTTAGGATCAAACGCAGCAGCACTGAATACTGTTATAGCATCGCTAGGTGCGGGAAGATTGACACTAGACGTACCTTGAACACCAACAAGTTTTTCTGAAATATTTACACTTAACGAACCTACAAAAGTTGTTGCAGATACTCCGTTTAAGTTTTCGTCTATGTTTTCAGATACAGTATTTACAAAACCTGTAGCCGATACACCAACAATGCTAAATGAGTTGGATATTGCAAGTGTACCAATAGAACCTGTAGCACTTGCACTTGCTAATTTTTCTGTAATGTTAACAGTTAAAGTATTAACTGAACCTGCAGCACTTACGCTATTTAATTTTTCTAGTACTTGAGGTTCTGGTGCACCAATAGAACCTGTCATACTTGTAGAAGTTATAGGAACACGGTTAATTGACCTAACGTCTAATCCTGCTCCATTAAGTGTAAATGTACCAACTACACCTGTCAGTCCTGCTGCCGTGTTGGCAATCACACTTCCAACAGAACCCGTACCAGCAACGCCAATTGTTATACGTTCTGATACATCAATCTCAAAACCGTTTATTGAAACTGATTGTACAGAACCCGTAGCAAATACACCGGAAATAGATGCGGATACATTAATTACACCATATTCTGATGCACCATATACGCCAGTTCCAAATAACGCAGATACTGTAGCCACAGACTACTCCTTACGCAATACGAATTACAGCGTTAGAAGCGTTAGCGGCGGGAAATTCAATCGTCAAGTCACCAGCAGTAGCGGAAACAGTGCCACCAAAGTCGATTACAGCGATAGCAGAGTTGCTGTTAGCCGTGTTGTAAATAATACAACCGTCAGCAGAAACTGTTACGTTGCTGAATACTTCATCAGTAAAGTCTACAATAGCAGTAGAACCGTCAAGAGTAATTGACGCACCATCAAGTACCTGACCACCAGCAGTGTAGTTAGTACCCGATGCTTCGTCAGAGTTACCTGTTACAGTTGAATAGTTGGTTGTGCTGGCATTATACGTGCCGGATGGGGATGCTTTAATCAAAGCAATTTTAAGCGAGTCAGTGTCTAAATCATGAAGACCGCCTAGTAGTTCTGTTTTAAAACTGTTGCACATTGCAGTAGTAATTGCCATAGGATTCTCCTTTTATCTGGCAGGTTCATAAAATTCTTCGGCAGCAATAACTACCACCAAAGTATTTGCCGTTCCTGCAGCTACAATGATTTTATCACCAGCATGACAGTAAAGCGGCTTGTCTACGGTAAAAATTGATTCGGAACCTTTTCCAGTTACTTGATGTGCCGAAAACAATGTGTGCGTAGTACTGGTCTCAGCTTCGAAAAATTTAAGAGTATAGTTACGATTACTAGAGTCGCTATTTGTAATCATAACGTGTTCGATATGTGACGAAAAATTTGCAGGAACAACGTAACAGTCTGTATCACTCGTGTTAGTCAAACTTGTTGCGTGAGTAACATATTTTGATCCGCCGTTAAGCACTGGCATTTTATTTTGTCTTTCTGTATTTTCTTGTTTTCTTAGCTATCTTCTTAGGCTGCTTTGAGACCTGCTTACCTGCCTTAGTAGCTTTACGTTTAGCGCGGGTGGTGGCAGCATACTCTTTCGCAGACAAAGCCTTGATTGCCTTTTCTGGCAGGTAACGTTCACCTGTTGCTTTAGAACCTTGAGTAGATGGCTTACCAGATTTGGTACGCCACTTCTGCTTACCCCAGTCCTTCAGTGATCTCTGGCTTTTCTTCAGGGGCATTTCGCTGTACCAATGAGTTTAAGGCATCTAACTTATCTTTAGCCGCTGCCCATTTATCTAAAGCCTTATCCATTTCCTCAAGCAACTGTGGATGTTCGCCAATAGCCGCAGGGTTGACAAGGTAGTTTTTAAAAGTGTATTCTGCATCTAGCATATCTGCACGATATTTAAAAGCTAGAGCATCAAAAGCAAGGTTGATCAAAAGTCTCTCCTAAGATATTATTGTATAGTATTTTTTGCAAAAAGTCAATTAGAACCCTTTTAAAAAGAGAACCCACCAGATGACCCCAGCTATGCCCCCTGCAAAAAGCACAATGATTAAAAATATTCCCAACGCCGTTAGAAGGTCTTCGCGTTTCTTCTTTGCACGTTCTTCTTGTTCTCTACGAGCCTTACGTGCCTCTGTAAGAAAACGTTGCCAGTCACTCCACATGCCCGGACGACCTGCGTAAATCATGACTTCTTTCAAATGCTCTTCTTTTTCTTTTATCTTTTCAAGAGCCATAAACTCTTCGAGATCGGCACGATTACCTTTTTTTTGTGACTTACGCTGTAAATCTTCTTTAGCACCCACGAACAAGGCGATTGCTTTACCAGCGTTCGCAATGTCGTTTCCGTTCTGTACGGTTTGTTTGATAATTGCAAAGGCTGCATTTGCAGCGGCCAGTTCTGCCAGCATCAGTATATCCTCACGTTGTCGCTGTTGACGTATGCGGGTACACAGTAAGCTGTTACCCGATCTTTGGGGTGTAGGTAGTCACTATATCTATAGTTCCCGTACCTTAAAGAAGTTTTCTCTGCAAAGTAGTTGCATTCATTGATATCTTTAAAATACATGTCGCTACTCGCTAGAGTGCGAAATTCTCCTGTGCCTAGATATACCAGAAGCAGGAATACGTGTTGCATTTTACTTGTAGCCGCCCCCGGCTTTTTTGTAAGCTGATGCAAGCATCTGTGCTTTACGAGCACTCCACTGGCCCGGTCTTCCGCCTTTACCGCCAGCCTTGATACGGTTGAACAAACGCTTTCTCATTCCGGGCTTAGTGTAGTTGCCAGCCTCATTAACTCGACTTTTGCTCTTCTTTTTACTGCCCGACGATTTGCGACCTTTTCCAACTTTGCCGCCTTTCTTTTTCTCTTCAACACCCTCGATTTTGCCAGCATTTCGCGTTGCGTAGAAGATTTGCTCACCCTTTTTGCCCCCGTAAGTTCGTTGCATTGATTTCATAATCTTCTTTCCTTTTTCAGTTAGGGGCATTACGATTCTCCCTTTTCACCTCTGTAAGTCTTCATTTTTTTATGAATAGGTTTTACGAAAGGCATATTACCTACGTATCTACCCTTGTCATCTTCTATAAATTTACCTGCTCCACTATATTTTTTAGGGGGTGGTGGTGGCGGACCCTGATCAAAAACTGAGTTTTCTTTTGAAGGTGCAGCCTTACGAGATAGTTGATATCTCATAGAAACTCTCCTGTTTTCATTGCTTCAGCAAGTTTACGTGCACGGTTTCCAACCTGTGTTGCCCAAAGAGAGTCGAGCATTTCGGCACTTGCATTATCAAAATTTGATTCGTGAATAGCCGCCCACATCTTTTTAAACTTACATAAACGAGGGACACCCATATTAAACGCCATGTCAACAAGCACAAGCTGACGAACAGAATCTAAATCTTCTACACAAGAGTGTGCTCGTACAAGTTCATCTTCAACAATTATAATGTCGTTTTCCGCTAGGATCATAGCGTCTACTTCAGTAATTCCGTTCTTATACACGTACTCAATGTTGGGAATATCTATGTCTTCCAATTCATCGTCGCTAATGCCACGGTCTTGCAAGTTTCTCCCTATACCAATCGTATCAATACCTAGAGTATCTTGATACACCTGTAGCTTCAGTCCTTCGTGCTGAATCAACTTTTCAATCAGATGTTCTCTACAGTATTTCATATGTTAAGTGCTCCCACTACGCCACACGTGTATTCGATCTTTGTCCAGTCACCATCTTCTGGCAATGCCTCGTGCAAGACTTTTACATCTATACATTGATTGGCCGTTTCAAACTCTTCAATAGTTTGTTTGTAACACGCACCATCAGATGCACAAGCTGTCAATACTAAAGCCCACACTATAGCCGTCATTTTTTAGATTCCTGACCCATCCATATGCCAAAAACACCCGTCATGACACCCATGATAACCGATACAAATGCAGACTGTTGGGTTGTTGGATCGGGCAAAGACATGTACCATTCGGCACAACGCCAAGACATTACGACTGATGCAAGCATGGTTATACGTGCAATTAGGTTATACTGTATGAGAGATTTTAACCAACTCATTACTTCTTACCGAAAAACTTAGTAGCAGAACGAACACCAAACGAAGCAGCAACAATGACACCAAGAGAGTATTGATACCAGTCGGGCATCGCTTCAAGCTGTGCAAACCCATGCTCGACAATACCTTCCATGCCCGGAATGAATGCAAGAATGAGCGGAACAGAAAACAAAATAACCAGCCACTCGTCTTTCCACGAGGACTGGCTTCCTTTGATCGCTTCCAAGTCCCAATCAACTTCTGCGTTTGCTTTCCTCTCGTAAACAACCGCCTCTGCTTTTTTCATAGCAACGGCGGCTTCTGTCTTTGCTTTACCTTTTTCAACGTGACCTTTTAGCCACGTACCTGCTAATTCGGCAACAGGACCTATAATCAAGTTTAGCATTTCCACCTCTTTCGTGCTTGACGAAGACGACTGTTTGGATTTTTTGCAGCTTTAGGAAACTTCTTCATCTGTCCTGCTGAACGAGCACAGAAAGACTTACGCCGCTTCGCGTCTTTGCTTCCGGGTTTTACTTTGCCTGTTACGGCAGTCTTTAATTTGGAACCGGGGTTGGCTTTGCGATAAGCCTTAACCCCAGCTTCAGTCATTCCCGCCCCCTTCTTAGTAGGACGAAAGTTCTTCTTATTACGAGCAGGCATCTTGTCGGCTTTACGAGCCATTTTACTTTTTCCTAGCTGTCTGTGCCGCACGACGGAAGTTGGATTTACTTGGCGCACCCTTACTTCCGGGCTTACGCATAGTCTCCCCACTGCCAGCCTTTATCCTGCGTTTCTTGGCTGCTATGTTGGCATACAATCCGGGTCTAGCCATAAGATTACGCCTTTACTAGCTTGTAACCTTTTGCTTTAGCCGCAGCACGAACTTGTGCTAGAGACATAGCAGGTTTTTTAGCTGGCTTCTTCTTTCCACCAGCAGCACCACCCTTTGCCATGCCTTTAGATTTCATCATCTTACCGCCACGTGCCATGCCTTTAGATTTCATCATCTTACCGCCACGTGCCATGCCTTTACTCTTCATCATCTTCTTCATTTGTATTCTCCATATAGAGGTTGTTAAATACCCGTGCCGTATCACTTACGTAGTTCGGGTCTTGTTTAGAATGATGGACCCACTGACTAGGAGTAAAGTCCGGGGCACCTTCGCCCGTTACAAACCAAGCCGGATTAGTTACCCGTACTCTGTTGTTTGGAAGTGCAACTATGTTGCCTGTCCACTCTCCAGCATCTAAGAGTTCCAAAACATGACTCTGTTTATGCTGTGCTGGGTCGTCTGCTACTTCAGTGTCGGTGTAATCGACAGTAAAGTAATATTTTGCGGGGTAAAACTCCCCATCTATTTTAGCCAACCACGGACAAGGTGTACCTCTGTTGAGTACGAACACCGAATGATGGTGTGATTGACAGTCCCATGGCTGTGCTAGATAGGTAGGAATAGGTTCGGGCCATTCATCTAGAGGAGAGTCACCTACTAAGGCTGTAAGGGGCATACGTGCCCACATCGCTCCGCCATGTACATTTTCATCTTCTTCGCACCCTGTGAACAAGACTTGAAAAGAAAGGGTACGCATAGGAAGCGTGGTAACACCAATTACCATAGCATGTAGAAATTCGCCGTGGTATCTATCATGGTTAGTTGTGTATTCTTTTCGTACCCACGCTTTAAAATACGGTATATTGCTTGTAATATAATTCATCAGGAATACTCCAGTTAGGGTTTACCCCGGCAGGGGATTCCTGCTTATATCATGTATTGTGCAGTATGTCAAGGGGGCACGAGGCCCCCCCAACTAAAGTGTTTAGGCGAACGTTGCCGCCGTCTCTGCAGTGCCAAGTTCTGCAATCACTGCGAACACACGTACCTTACCGTCGAAAGTTGCCGTGTTGGCAATCAGATCGATAGTGTCGGCAACGGTGTACAGCTTTGCAGTACCTGCTGCGTTGTTGATCTCGTGACCAGTAGCAGTACCGGACAGAGCAGCAACGTACAGATCATCATCAGTGTCATCACCCAAGTCAAGAACTGGTGAACCAGTTGATGCTACGGTGAGGACTTCCACACCTGCCATCAGAACAAGGGTGTTGGCTTTCATTTCGAAAACCTCAACCGAATCTGAAGTGGTCAGGTTAGTGGTTGAGAAGTCAAGAACGACTTCGATGATTTGTGGCTTGATGCCAAGAGGGACACCAGCAACAGCACCAGTAATAGTGTAAGTAGCCATTATTGAATCTCCCTATTAGTCGAGGCTAACAACGCCGCGAACGATGGCTTCTGGACGGAGAACTTTCCGACCAAAGACATGCAGACCACGAACGATGTCACTGAAGGTTTCAGTTGAACGTACAACTTCGGTCTTCGCAATATGCGAAGCAGTTGCAGTTGCGGACATGTGACCGCCAAGAATGACGTTCTCAGTGCCGTTTGTTGCCAAGCCTGTCAGAGTTACTTGGTCAATGCCGCCGTTGGAAACGAGAGCAGTTGACTTGTAGCACTGGAAGCCAGCAATGTTACCCAGCGACACAAGGCCGTTACGCAGTGGGGAAGTTGCATCGCCAGTTACCTGAACTTCTGCAAACTTCGCACCAGCCGAGAACAGGTGCTTGTAGAAAGCTGGGGGAGCAACGAACCAACGATTCTCTTCTGGAACCGACTCGTTGTCGAGGGCTTCAGCCATTGCCAACATGGTGTTGATGGCAGTGTCGCCCGGAGTGGTTGCGCCACCAATGTCGAGGGCAGAAGCGAGAGTACCGATACCAGAAATGGTACGGGTAGCAGCACCGGACTCACCAGTGAGGCCAGCTTCAGTTGCCATCGCATCAAGGACGTTTGCGTCATACTTACGCTTCAGCGAGAATGCACCCGAAGAAGTGGCCAGAGCCTCGAAGTTGACGTGTGACTGACGCTCTTCGATGTCGTCAATCTTGAACGCAAATGCGTTTGCTTGATCGACAACCATAGTGGTTTGGTCGTCGGCAAGGTCTTGTGGGTTTACCACCGAGCCACGGGAGTAGCTAGAAACGGTGATTGTCGGTTCTTTAATAATGCGAACCGTGTCGCCAAAGTTCTCAATCTCGCCTGCATAATCAGTATTGGTAATATCTTCCGCAACCGAAGCGCGACGGAAGAATTTGAGAACCTTTTGACTAAAGATTTCCGGTGTAAAGTTACCGGAAGGCAGGTTATTGTAACCTGATGCGCTATCAAAAGCCATTGGTTTATCCTTCCTTAGAGGTTAGGTTATGAGTTGTAATCGATTCGGCCTTCTGCCCGTGCCTCTTCTAGTTCTGTTTCGAACTTCTCGAATTGCCACGGTTTCATCCTGCCGATTTCAGAAACCTTCCAAACTTTCTTACCATCAGTAGCGTTAGTCTTCACGTCCCTCGTAGGTGTTTTCGTGATAGCCTCTGCTGCGGATGCCTTTTTGGATTGCTTCTTAGTTGAGCCAGTGTCAGCCTTGTAAAGGTCAACTACTCGTGCCGCCCAACGTGCATCTGTGTTGTTCTTATAAATGCCGTCAGAAATTGAAGCAGGTTGTTCTTCCAGCCAGTCAAGAAACTTTTGTTCAGATTTAAGTTCGTTAAAATCAGGTTGTAGTCTAAGCAATTCTTCGTACGCTTTTTGCTTTTCCAACTCTTTTTCACGTTCTTTAATCTGTTCTAGTTCTTCACGAAGCTGTGAAACTTGTGCTTCGGTTTGAACTGAAGAAACACTTTGCACCATTTCAAAGACATCTGGGTATCGCTGTTTGAACTCTTCAAGTTCTTCTTGCGTTTGTGGTGCCCGAACACCCTCTGGCATCTCAACAGCCCTGCTCTTTACGGCAGTTCTGAGGTCTTCAACTTCTTTCTTGAACTCGTTGACCTTGCTGTCATAGTGTCGTTTCAGATCATCATAGCGTTTTTTGTAGTCGTGTTCGTCTTCTTTTTGTTTTGTGTCTTGGACGAAGCTGTCATCATTCGGAGTAGCCTCTTCTGAGGGGTCCGCTGCTTCCACACCTTCTTCGGTGTTTTCATCTTCATCTACATAGACTTCATCACGGTACTTACCACGATACAAAGTTTCGCTATTGATTGTTCCAAACGAATCGTTTGGTTTGTTGGCACGGTGGCCCTTTGGTTTAGCCATTTTATTTACCTCACTTGCGGGGCCACTTAGGCGTGTGGGTAGCCGCTCCGGTCACGTCAGGGCCGCAAACTTGCGGGTAGCTGACAAATTAATTAAGACCCAAAAAGTTCATTGCTTTGTCGAGAAAACCTTCTACTTGCTTCGACTCAACTCTTTTAGGAACTTTACGATCTTTTAAACTTTGTAGGGCTGCTTTTTGATATGCAGCTAATTTTCTTTCCAGATTAGGGTAGGTTTGAGCAACATTTTCTTTTCTTATTTGATGCTCTGCACTTTTAGATTTTTCAGGAATTGACGGTTTTACTTTACGAGCGTCAACCCTATTCATGTTATCCTGAATATCCATCATATGTTCTTCGTCACGATAATCTCTTGGTACGGGTATATCGTACTCTTTTTGAATATACCGCATTGCATGATGGCGAAGTTCATGGAGCAAAACTAAATTGCCCATGTGCCTGTCAAAGTTTTTACCTTGCCCTGCAAAATAATGAACACCAGCTACTTCTCTGTTTTGTTTGTCAGGGCCTTGTTGTTGCTCTACAAGACTTTCAAATTCTTTTGCTACTGGACCGCCAGAGGTTTCTCTATATTTAACAGGAGTATAAACACCGCCAACACGTAGCCTTCCATCAGACTTCATCAATATAGATCGACCTCTTGCGGCACGATCCGTTACTGTATCGGGTACAACAACTGCTTTAACATCCAGATCGCCTTTTTCGTATAAATTAAATCCTAAACGAGCAAGTGGATCATTTTGAATGTATTCCTCTAGATCAGCCCGGAATTCAACATCAGCTAGAGCCTCGGGCTGCAAACGAAACGGACGAGGTTTAGGCGTAAGGAAACCGCCCTCGAACGGACGAGGTTCAGGCATAAGGAAACCTCCCTCGGCAGCACCCGGCTGCTCTTGACCGTTTTCTTGAATGCGCTCTTTGGTCTCGCGCTTGCCTCTGTTGTTAATTTTTTCGAGGCGATCATAGCCAATGATTTTAGCTATGTGGGGGGATACCACTACTTCCCCGCGAGAAATTGCTACATCTACTAGTTTAGCATTGTTACCTTGTTTGTCAACCGTTAATCCACGGCGAACCGCCTCTTTGTTCGCATCTAAAAGCATTTTCTTGATGTCTTCTTCTCCTGCGAACTCGACTGCGGCTGCATTGATAACAAATGCACCTTCAGGAAGGGCAGTCTCAACATCATCTGCGACAGTTTCGCCCTCGGGTACTTGGCTAGGGGGCCGTTCAACAAAGCCTGATTGACCTGACATACGACCTGCCGTACCACCCATCTGAAGACCTACGCGACCACCCATTGCTCTGAAACCATCCCCTCTTTCTCCACCGCCACCAAAAGGGTCTGTAGGTCCTCTCTCTCTATCCTCTTCGCTCATGCCACTATCGCCACCTGAACTTGAATCACCACCAGATTTAATATCTGAGGGTTTATCAGACAGTTCTCTTTGACGTTTGTCGATGTTTCGCTGTGCTTCTTTTTGTCTGTTTACGTTCTTATCTAAATCTTCTCTACCTGATCTTGCGTTTTCAAGTGCCGTACGTGCTGCCTCAACGCTACCATCATAATAATCATCGGCTAAGTCTTTTAAATCTTTCATCGATCCATATCGAGATGTGTTTCCAAACCTATCCATGAATGTACCTTTAGGTCCATATGCACCTCCCGTAGAAAGCCCTGTATAACCAGCTTCTTCAAAACTAGTCCCTGTCTCATCATTCATGTTAAAAGAACTAGGCAAGTATCCTTTAGAGATAGCTTCAATGGCTTTTACTTGTGCGTGACTTAATCCAGCAGCCTTGATGCTGCCTGTGTAAGTTCCTGAACCGGGAGCACGTGTTATGCCCATACCCCCAATAGTTCCCGCAAATCCTGAACCGTCTCCGGCAAGGCTTATTTTATTTATATCATCGAACTGTTTAGCAGACACCACATCCGAAACAAAACCTAAAGCACCACCGGGCCTAAAACTCGTTTGACCAAAAGCATTCTTAAATGATTTTCCTGTTAGGATACCACCTACACCCACGCCAAGAGCAGGATTTATCATAGTGAGAGCTTTAGCCGTCGCTGAAGGAATCTTTTCTTTAGCCTTTGCTAACACACTACGAGGATCATCAATAGCCTGTTTTATTCCTTTTATACCTTTCACTGATTCGTCTGCAATAGCACCAACCTGTTTACCAAACCTGATGCCCGAAATATCTCCGTCCAGAATAGGGTCTACAATATTTTCAACAAAAGAAACTCG